CGGAGCCGTATCCGAATCAATGCGCGTCAACGGCGTGTACCAACCGATCATAGTCAACAAGGGCACGAAAACCGGCCGCCCAAACGAGATCATCGCAGGGAACCACCGCGCACAAGCCGCTAAAGCGCTAGGCCACGAAACGATCCCCGCTATCGTCCTCGACCTCACTGACGAGGAAGCAAAACGTATCGCCCTCGCAGACAACCGCACGAGCGACCTCGCCGACTACGACAACGACGCGCTCCTGCTGATGCTGCAAGACCTCCCCGACCTCGCGGGCACAGGCTACGACGGCGACGACCTCGACGACATCCTCGACGAAACCCCAGACTTCACACCAGATGACACAGGCATGACACGCCTTGACGAACTAAAACCTAAACCCTGCCAAAAATGCGGCTACGACGTGAACAACAACCCGGAACATCTAGACCCGTGGCATGAATTGGCCTGGGTTTCGTTCCGTTCTTGAAGCAAGGATGGAACACGATGAACCAGAAGTACTCTCCCGAGATGCGCGAGCGCGCGCTGCGGATGCTCGATGAGGCCAAGGCCTCCGGTGAGCACTCGAATCTGATGTCCGCCGTGCGGCATGTTGCGGGGCTCCTCGGCATGAGCGCGGAGACGCTGCGGGTGTGGCATCGCCGCCGCGAGGTCGACGCCGGCGCGAAGCCCGGTGTCCCGAGCGATGTCGCTGAGGAGAACAAGCGCCTGCGCCGCGAGGTGGCCGAGCTGCGAAAGGCGAATGAGATCCTCAAGTCTGCGAGCGTGTTTTTCGCGAAGGAGCTCGACCGGCCCTGACCGAGATGATCCGCTTCATCGACGAGTATCGAGAGCGGTTCGGGGTCGAGCTCATCTGCCGGACGCTGCGCCCGGCAGTGCAGGGATTCATCACGTCCCGCGGGTATCGCGCCGCGAAGACCCGCGGAGCCTCCGCCCGGCAGCTGCGCGACGAGCTGCTGGTGCCCGAGGTCGCCAGGCTGCATGCGGAGAACTACGGCGTCTACGGGCGGCGGAAGATGCATGCTCTCCTGAAACGGCAGGGGTGGGACATCGGCCGCGACCAGACCGAGCGCCTCATGCGCCTCGCGGGAGTGCGTGGGGTTCGCAAGTCGAAGAAGGTGTTCACGACCAGGCAGGACAAGGCGCAGGCCCTACCGCGGGACCTCGTCCAGCGGCGGTTCCGTGCGGACGCGCCGCGCCGACTCTGGGTTGCAGACATCACGTATGTGGGCACCTGGGCGGGCTTCGCATACGTCGCGTTCGTCACCGACGTCTATTCACGTCGGATCGTGGGTTGGAACGTCGCGGCGACGCTGCGCGCGGAGGTGCTGCCGCTGCAAGCGCTGGACATGGCCGCCTGGGGCGCGGACGGCCCGCTGGACGGGCTGATCCATCACGCCGATCACGGCTCGAACTACATGTCGATGGTCTACACCGACCGGGTCGTCGAGCTTGGCGCAACACCCTCGACGGGAACCGTCGGGGACTCGTATGACAACGCCCTCGCCGAGGCGGTCAACAACCTCTACAAGACCGAGTTGATCCGCCAGCGCGGCCCCTGGAGGACCGTCGAGCAGGTCGAGCTCGCGACGCTCGAATGGGTGTGGTGGTGGAACCATCAACGCCTGCACGGCGAACTCGGCATGCGCACCCCGATCGAGATCGAGGACGCGTACTACGCTGGACTCGAATCAGGCCTCCCGGCGACCGCCGGACAGGGAAACCGATAGGAACGAAACCCAGGCCGATTCAGCAGAACTAACCATCGCCCCATGTTCACGCAAAGCAGCCGAATACGCGGTAACACACTGGCACTACAGCAGGAAACTCCCAGCGGGAAAACTCATCACGTTCGGCGTGTGGGAAAACGGCACGTTCATCGGCGCAATCATGTTCGGACGCGGCGGAAACAACCGCATCGGAGAACCCTACGGACTAGCTCAAACCCAATGCATTGAACTAGTCAGAATCGCACTCAACACACACCACACACCAGTAACGCAAATCGTTGCCACTGTCCTAAAACACGTCAAGACAACGAACCCAGGCCTCCGCCTCATCGTCTCCTACGCAGACCCAGAACAAGGACACCACGGAGCGATCTACCAAGCAGGAAACTGGATCTACACGGGCCGCTCAACAGCACAAGCAGAACTAATCGTCAACGGCAAGTTCATGCACAAACGAACCGCCCACTCCCTCTACGGCACCGCCTCACCAGAAAAGATCGCGGCCAAGACAGGTAAAACCGTCACCTGGTCACCCGTCTACTGGAAACACACTTACCTCATGCCCCTAGACAAACCAACCCGCAGACGAACACTCAAACTCGCAAAACCCTACCCACCACCCACCTAAAACCACGCGGGCGAGGGATCGACAGTGATCCACCCACCCACCTGGTGGGAAGTGCAGGTGCAACTCCTGCCGTCCGCTCTAACCCATCAAACCCCACCCCCACGGAGCACCAATGAAATGCACAGCAAAACGCACTAACGGCGAACCATGCAACGCCTACGCCGTGAAAGGCTTGAAGGTGTGCCGTGTGCATGGGGCGGGGAGTCCTCGAGCGCGTGCGGCTGCGAAGCGTCGTGTTGAGGAGGAGAAGGCGAGACGCGCGGCCGCTAACGAGCTGCAACGTCTTCACGCTGAGGCGGATATGGACCCGGCGGACGCACTGTTGGCTATGTTGCAGGTTGCTTCGAGTGAGGAGCGCGTGTGGGCTGACCGTGTGCGGGAGCTAAGGGAGACTGCGCCGCATAAGCTCACGGCGGTGCAGACGCGTATCTCCATCGGTAAGGACCGTGGCGGCACGACTGAGCTGAGGCACGTGGACGCTACTGTCGCTGTCGAGTACAGGTTGTGGACTGAGGCGCAGGAGCGTGTCGCAAAGTTCGCGGCCGCAGCACTCAGGGCGGGCGTGGAGGAGCGCCGCGTGAAACTCGCCGAGGACCAAGGGGCATTGGTCGCGCAGGTTATCCGTGGCGTGCTCACGGACTTGAAGTTGAATGAGAAGCAGGCGGCGGTTGCACCTGAGGTGGTGACGCGGCACCTGAAATTGTTGAGGGCGTCGTGACTGATCTTGCTTGGCTCGATTCGGCGCTATCGTTTTTCGAACCACAGGCAACTGGGTGGGAGTCGCCGGGCGTAATGGCGAAAGCGCTGGACCCATCCACGGTGCAAACCCCCGCGCTTGACCTGATCGATGAAGCGCTAGTGGAAGCAATCAACACACCAAACGCGCGCCTGATTATCTCCATGCCACCGCAGGAGGGAAAATCGCAGCGCGTGTCCCGCTGGTTCCCACACTGGGTCCTAACCCGTAACCCTGACACGCGTATCGCTATCGCCTCATACGAGCACGGCATGGCACGCAGGTGGGGCCGCACGATCCGGACTGATATCGAGCAGTACCCCAGCACAGGTCTCAGTATTGCCTCGGATCAGGGCGCGCAGCATGACTGGCGGCTCAACGGCCACCAGGGCGGCGTATACGCCACAGGTATCGGCGGCGCACTCACGGGCCGCCCCGTCGACCTCCTCCTGATCGACGACCCGTTCAAAGACCGCGCACAGGCGGAGTCCGCGACTATCCGAGAGAACGTGTGGAACTGGTGGACCGACGTAGCATCGACCCGCCTCGCACCCGGTGCCCCAGTCATCCTGATCATGACCAGGTGGCACCACGACGATCTCGCGGGCCGACTGCTCGCGGATGCCCCGGACACGTGGCGGTTCCTCAACATTCCCGCACAAGCGACCGGGGACGATGACCCGCTAGGCCGCGCCGAGGGCGAGTACCTCACGTCTACCCGCGGCAGGGACGAGCAGGACTGGGAGCGGATCAAACGCCAGGCGGGGCCACGCACGTGGAATGCCCTATACCAGGGGAATCCGACACCGGAGACCGCTGGAGTATTCCCCACTGAATGGCCGCGCTACACCCACCCACTGTGGACCGTAGATCACGAGGGCCGCCACATTCTTCCGCAGGCGTTCGACCGCGTTATTCAGTCGTGGGACTTGACGTTCAAAAACAGCGCGACATCGGATTATGTCGCGGGGCAGGTGTGGGCGTTGCAGAACGGGCGCGCCTACCTTCTCGACCAGACACGAGCCAGGTTGGACTTCACGGCCACGTTGGACGCGATTCTCGCGATGACCGCGAAATGGCCACAAGCCCAGCAAGTGTTCGTTGAGGACAAAGCGAACGGCCCCGCCGTAATCACGTCACTACGCGCGAGAGTCCCGGGCATCACCCCGGTGGAGCCGGACGGCGGGAAATACGCGCGCGCGGTCGCGGTCCAACCATTCACCGCCGCCGGAGCCGTGTATCTCCCGGCACCTGACCTACTGCCTAACGTTTCCACCCTCATCGAGGAAGCCCGGGACTTCCCGGACGCGGCTCACGACGACACGGTGGACGCGCTCACTCAAGCACTGAACCAACTGTTCCTCACGCCGCTACTGACGGGCGGCGGGGACATTCTCACCGCTGACGACTTGTTGGACCTCCGGATGGAGGACTTCGGCGGCTACTAAAGGAAGGACACCACGCATGGGTTTGTTTGATTTTCTGAAACCGGCTCGTGTCGTGGAATCCCTCGCGGACGTGTCCCTCCATCTTGAGGACCGCGGCTGGCGTCACCTCACCGAAGACCCGGACACGGTGTCAGATGCGGCGCGGTTGAGTGCAGCTCGTGACGCGCGCGCCCTCGTCGTCGCCCACCCCCTCGTGCGGCGTGGTGTCGCGTTGCGCTGTTCGTACGTGCACGGCAATGGCGGCCCGCAGGTCACGGTGGAGCACGAGAACCCTGACGTCGCGGAGACTGTCGCGGCGTGGTGGGGCATGCCAGAGAACGTGAAAGCCGTTACCGGACCTGAAGCCCGCGCACGCCTCGAGCGTTCGTTGACGACGGACGGCAACGTGTTTATTGCCGCGTTCACGAATCCCACGACCGGCGTGGTTCGTTTGCGGACTCTCCCGTTCGAGGAGATCACCGCGATACACACTGACCCGGGCGACCGCCTCACCGTCCAGTTCTACGAGCGCCGCCACACGGTGAACGACCGCGAGCAAGTCACGCTCTACCCGGACATCACGCACCAGCCCGCACAGCGCCCCCGCATGATCGACGGGAAACCTGTCCGGTGGGACGCGCCTGTCCGCCACGTGAAGATCAACGACCTGGACGGCTGGCTTTACGGTCTTTCCGATCTCGTGTCTATCGCGCCGTGGGCACGCGCGTACCGTGATTTTCTCGCGGACTGGGCGAAGCTCATGCGGTCCCTATCCCAGTTCGCTTGGCGCGCTACGGCGGACGGGAAGCGGGCACGCCGCGCTGCACAAGCCCTCACGCGCATGCCCGCCGGTGTCCCGGAACTCGGCTCGAGCGCGGGCGCGACATACGTCCAGGGCGTGGGGGAGTCCCTGGAGGCGATCCCGAAGACCGGCGCGACTATTGACGCGGACTCGGGCCGTCCGATCCTCGCCATGATCGCGTCCGGTCTGGATGTGCCGATCACGATGTTGACGGGTGACCCTGGCGTGACTGGTGCACGTGCGACCGCTGAAACCCTCGACGAACCCATGTATCTCGCAATGCAGGCACGCCGGGACGTGTGGGCAGCCGCGTACCGTGACCTCACGGACTACACAATCGAGGCCGCGGTCCGTGCACCACAAGGCCCCTTGCACGGTGCCATTATTCGGGATGAGTGGGCGCAGACGGAACGCGCCGAACTCGACGGCACCGTCCCAGTCGTGAAAGTCGCGTGGCCTGACCTCTCCACCAACACGGTGAGTGAACTCGTGAACGCCCTCGCAACCGCGGACGCGACCGGAAAACTTCCCCCGCTCATCATCGCCCGCGAACTCCTCACCGCCCTAGGTGTGGACAACATCGACGACGTGCTGGACGAACTCACGGATGACGAAGGGCAGTGGCGCGACCCGTACCGCACTGTTGGTGGTGTGTTGACTCGCGCGGTGAAGGACGGCACGGACCCCGCTTCGCTGTTGGATCAGTTCGGCCGGTTCGGAGGCACTGAGTGAACCCAGAGGACGTTTACCGGCTCGAGGCAGCAATGCAGGCCGCGATGGACACACACCTCGACCACCACACTCGTGAACTAGCGAAGGCATGGACCCGCGTGTGGGTGGACGTGGCAGCGGAGGTCGAGGCGTCAATTCTGGGGCAGGTCGCGGCGGGCAACGTTGATGACGCTGTGCCGCTGGACCCGCGCCGAACTAAAGCCGCCCTACGGGTGATCGAACAGAACCTGGATGACCTCGCGGCGTTCACAACCGACACACTCACCGACTCGTTGCCGGACGTTATTAGTCTCGGCGTGGAGGGCGAGACGGCGATGTACACCGCGCAGGGTGTGCCGTCTTTCCGTCGCGCTGACACTGAGCAGATCAACGCGATGGTCGCCCGCTCAACGGAACAAATCACGTCCACCACATGGCCCGCCCTATCCGATACGCACGCGGCTATCGCACGGCGATTGAACCGCGCTGTCGCCCTCGGTGACAACCCCCGCCTCGTCGCTCAACAGATCGTGGCGGACTGCGAGCGTGACATGAACATGAGCCTCGCCCGCGCCCTCAACATCTCACGCACCGAAATGCTCGACGCGATGAGGCTCGGCCAATACGTGACGGACCTCCAGAACCTCGACATCCTTCAAGGCTGGGTGTGGATCACCCACTTGGACGCGAAAACCTGCGGGTCATGCATCGCCCAACACGGCACCATGCACCCCCCGGAAGAGGAAGGCCCACTGGATCACCACAGTGGCCGTTGCGGCCGGTTGCCGGTCACGAAGTCATGGGCGGCACTCAGCTTCACCGGGATAGACGACGGCCTTCCAGGCTTGGAGGACGGGGAAACATGGTTCAACGCTCAGGACGAGGACACGCAGGTGGGGATTCTCGGGCGGCGCGGCTTCGACGCATGGAAACAAGGAGACTTCCCTACCTCGTCATGGTCAGTGCGGAAAGACAACTCGAACTGGCGGCCCGGCTACTTCATGGCGAAACCACCGAAAGGCAACTAATGAAACTAACGGAATCACTCGGCACAGTCGCCCCACACGGTGAGGGCCGCATGCTCGTGCAGATCATCACCCCCGGGGTTGGTTCGTCCGGCGTGTACCCGGAGGAAACACTGAAGGATGCGGCGGCGCGGCGTGTGTTCGCGAAGGGCACGCAAATGTTCGCAGACCACCCCTCAGTCACGGAGACGCAGGACCGGCCGGAACGATCCATCAAAGACCTTGCCGGTGTCCTCACCGAGGACGCTTATTGGGACGGCACCGCCCTCGTAGCGGAAGCGAAAACGTTCGAGCCGTGGCGCTCTGTCATCGCTGGCATGCATGACGCTATCGGCGTATCAATCCGCGCCGCGGGCACCGTCACGGAAGCAGACGAGGACGGCCGCCCGATCATCACGTCACTGGACGAAGCCCTCTCAGTGGACTTCGTAACCAAGGCGGGCCGCGGCGGCAAAGTTCGTGAACTCTACGAGTCCGCACGCCGCACCCTCAATGAAACTCCCGCCCACCCGGGCCGGGCCAACAAGAAAGAAATGAAGGAGAACCAGGTAATGGAGATTCAGGAATCCCAGCTCCAGGCGCTCACGGAGAAGGCTAACCGGGTGGAAGCCATCGAAGCCGAACGTGACACCGCTATTGAACGAGCCGAAACCGCCGAGAAGGCACTGAAGGACGCGTTCGAAGCCGCAGACATGGCAGCCGTCGACAAGACCATTAGCGAAGCAGACGCAGACTTCAACCGTCTCGAGACCGCTGGCCTCAAGGCAGCTATCACCCGCAACGATGACGGCCGCGTGAACCTCGAAGCATTCAAGGCCGCCGTCGAGGCGGCGGCAGCCGATAAGCGCACCACCACGGGTGAAGGCACCCCCACGGGTGTCGGCCCCACCATCAACGAATCCGCTGACCTGAGCGACAAGGAACTCCTCGCCGCTCTCAACGCGTAAGGAGACAACCCAATGGCAACCAACGAAACTTTCCGTCACGCAGACCACCTGTCGGTTCCCGTGAAGGCTGGCGTGAAGTCCGGCGACCCGGTCCGCGTCGGTGTCCTCAACGGTGTCGCCGTCACCGGCCGTGGCGAGGGCGGCAACCCCGCTGACTGCGCGACCGTGTGGTTCTCGGGCGCGTTCGCTCTCAACGTGAAGGGTGCCGTGAAGAACGTCGGCGACCCGATCTACATTACGGACTCGGGTCTCGCCGCGTCCGGCACGACCGTGTTTGGTGCCGCCTACGGCACTCAAGCAGGGGACGGAGTTATCACCGTAAAGATTCTTCAGCCCGGCACCGCCCCGGTGGCGGCCTAACCAGTTAGGGGAGACCAAGTGTCTAACAAGGAAATTCTCGAAGCGTACCGACTTTTTGATCGCGCCTCGTCCGGTGACTACCGCGCGAAGGCTGACATGATCGAGTCGCTCACCACTAGCGACTTCCCGCAGCTTCTCGGCCGCGGGTTCAACACGAAGCTCGCCGCCGCCTATCAGGCGCTCACCCCGGTGTGGTCGCAGTACTCGACCCGCACCACGGTGCAGAACTTCAAGCCGCAGACGTATAAGCAGCTTCTCGGCTACAACGGCCTCGAACTCGTCCCGGAAGCGACGGAGTACCCCGCGGGGGACTTCTCCGAGACCAAGTTCGAGTTCCAGGCCCGCAAGTACGGCCGCCGTCTCGGCCTCACCTACGAGATGATCGTGAATGACGAACTCGGCGCGTTCCGAAACATTCACGACACGCTCGCGCAGGCCGCCCGTGACCTTGAGGGCACCGCGACCGCGGACGCGCTTCTCAACGCGAAGCGTTCGGACGTGAACACGGACTTCTTCAAGGCCGCGAACGGGAACGCCCCGGAGTCGGCAGCGCTCACCCGTGACGCGCTTCAGGAAGCGATTAAGACCGTTTCGCAGAAGCGTGACGAGAACGGTCGCCCGCTCGCCCGCCCGAACCTCGTCCTCGTCGTGCCCCCGGCGCTCGAGTTCAAGGCGCGCGAGATCGTGAATGCCTCGGAGGTCCGCGTCGCTGACGGCAACACGACCGTAACGTCGGCGAACATTCTCGCGGGCGCGGTTACCGTCGTCGTTGATCCGAACCTCATGCGTTCAACTCACGCGAAGGCCGAGAAGACGTGGTTCCTCCTCCCGGCACCGAACACGGCACGCCCCGCACTCGTCACCGCGTTCATGTCCGGGCATGAGACTCCTGACCTTCGCTACAAGAACGACCAGGGCAACCGTGTTGGCGGCGGCTCGATCCCGGTCGGTGAAGGCTCGTTCGACGACGACACGATTCAGTACCGTGTCCGCCACATTGTTGGTGCTGCGGCTGTCGATCCGACGTTCACGTTCGTGTCCCGCGGCAACTGACATCAAAAGCAGGGGCGGCCAGTTTTGGTTTGGGGTGCTGGCCGCCCCGCCCTTATTGCTTGATCTTTTTTGGAGGCGAACGTGCTTATCGACATGGTGCGCACGCTTACCGGCGCGACCGTTGACCAATTACCAGACGACACGGTGGCGGCACTCGCGCGTGTCCTCAACGTTGACCTGGATGAGACGAGCATTCAACCGACGCTGCAGGTCGCAGTGTTCGCCGCGGAAACTCTCGCCGCGAACGCGGCCCGCATGGTCGGTGTCACGCAGGTTGAAGACATCACGGTCTCGTGGGATAAGCAGGCGGATGCGTGGCTGAAAGTCGCTGAGCGCCTTCGCGCCCGGCTCGATGATTTGACGGTCGCGGATGATGACGGCGGCCCGTTCGTCGTGGAGTTCCGTCACCACACGGTTAGTAACGAGGCGGTGGAGCGTGGATTCAATTCTTTCTAACGCCCGCGCTGTCCAGGAAACCGTGATGGTGGACCGGGTTCGGGTTGAACGTGTTACGGGAAAGTTTGACCGCGGCACGGGCGAGACGGTGGAGACGGCGACTCTCGTGTGGGAGGGGAAGGCACGGCTACCTCGCGCGGATGCAGCGTCCCGCATAGCTCACGCGGCGGGCGAGGCCACACCAGCGGACCCGGTTGTGCTGATCCCGTGGAACGTTGAGGGCGTGCGCGCTAATGACCGCGTGACCGTCACTGACTCGGTTTCTCCGGGCATGACTGGCCGTGTCCTGTGGGTAACAGACTCCTCGCCGCGCACGTTCCAGTCCGCTATCCATCTCACGTGCAGGGAGGTTAGGGATGCTTCACGGCTCGAATGAAGTAAACCGACTCGCGAACGACCTCACGGCGGCACCGTTGAAAGCACAACGCCGCGCCACGACCGCGCTCGGTAAAGCCGTGAAAGACATCGAAGCAGCGGCGAAAACCCTCGCCCCCGTCGACACCGGATACCTCCGGTCAAGCATTAGCTCGGATGTGTCTGTGCGTGGTGCGAGTATCCGCGGAGAGGTCGGCCCCACCGCGAATTATGGCGCTTACGTGGAAGGCGGCACGAGACGGCAACGCGCACAACCCTACCTGCGGCCCGCCACGGACATGATTGTTCCGCGGTATGAGGATGCGGTCGCCCAGATCACGGAGGACTTGCTGTGAACCCGTTCGACGTTTTCGACGCGGCCGTTCGACTTCTCGAACCGCTCGGCGTTCCAGTCAACCCGAAAGACTCACCGGCACGCATGATCCGCGTGTCGATAACCCCGGGCACTGTGGGGAACCGGCGCATGTCCGCCGCTGCCGTGGACCGCGTGCACACGCTGACCGTGATGTGCGTCGGAAAGACCGAAGAAGAGGCGGCGTGGCTCGCCTACTACGTCACGGACTACCTCGACGGCGCACGCACCGGTTCGCCGGACGGCACATTCACGGACACATCGTTCGACGGCGACCCGCTACCCGAAACCGCCACGGCCCCGAAGTCGTGGAGCAAAACACTCACGTTCCAGTGGACAACGAAACGGAGACGACATGAACGCGAAAAGTAAACCCGTCCAGGTAACCGAACCGTACAAGCACCCGGGGGAGTGGGTACGCGCGAAGCACCCCACGTCTGGTGCCTACTACACGACCACCCGCGCACTCGCTAACAAAGCGGGAGCGGAAATTCTCGACGGTCACGATGCCGTTGATCGGTACGGCAAACCGCTCCCTACGAAACCGCGAGTTGAACTCACGAAGGAGAACAAGAAATGAGCGACCAGGCACTTAAGATCATTCAGTCCGCTACCGGCATGGACGGCGTTATCGCTTCGGGTAACACGCCGCTGTGGATTGTGCAGCCCGAAACCATTGGAACGCCTCTCACGGACCAGGCGAAGACGTTCCCGCTGGCGGCACTCACGACCGCAACGGACACGGTGAAGGCCGATTGCCACATGAACATGGACGGGTTCTCGGCTACTCGTAGCCTGACGAACCGTGACCGTAAGCGCATGTGTGAGAAGTTCACGCAGTCCGTGAAGACCGGTGAATCTATTGACCTGACGCTGACCGCGATCTATGACCAGCAGGCTGGCGCGGAGGAGCTTATCAACGCCGTGTACACGGCTCTCCCGGAGGGTCAGTCCGTCTACGTCGTGCAGGCATTCGGCTGGGACTCGCAGAAGCCCGTCACCGCTGAAACGAAGGTCGACGTGTACCGCATGAACGTGCAGCAGCGCTCGAAGAACCAGCCCGTGGACGGTGAAGACCTCATGTTCACCGCTACCGGCTCGGGCGACCTGTACTTGCAGGACGTGAAGCTCGCCTAACACGTGGGGCCGTCGGTGTTTCCTTGCCACTGGCGGCCCCCTTTCCTTTTGTTCTTAGGAGAACCCCATGCCCCAACCAAAACACGAATTCACGACCACTATCGACGGCAGCTTGGAAGTGGAGTGGCAGCAGCTCGAACAGAAGATTGCGGGCTACTCCCTTATTTTCAACCGCAGTGATGACGAGGACCTGGCGAAGGAAGCCGGGGCGATGCTCGACGACCTACGGGACCAACAGGACGAGCTGAAAGACAAGATCAAGACGGCGGCCCGCGTGATCACGGTGGAACGCCTTGCACCGAAGGACTTCGGCCGGTTGATGGCGCAGCACCCTCCGCGTGAAGGCGACCCGTTCGATAAGGAAACCGGGTTCAACACTGACACGTTCGACCGGGCGCTCATGGACGCGGCAATCACGAAAGTGGTGGACGGCCACGGCGAACCGGTTGAAGGATTCAAGTGGTCTGATGTCGCGGACGAAATATCGTTCGGGCAATTCCAGACGATTATCAAACTCGCACTGTCGCTGAACACGTCACAGACCGCGGTCCCTTTCTCGCTAGCAGAATCCGAGATTCTGCCGAACTCCGAACAGAACTAGAAGCCGCGGCAGCTCTCGGCATCCCGTACAGCCGTTTCAGGGCGTGGGATGACGCTGACCGTGACCTCGCCCTCGCCCTCCGAAGGCTGGAGGCTGAGGAAGAGAAAAACAAGTGCCCGATATGTGGCGGTGACGCTGAACAGTGTCAGGACCCAAAGAACCAGCGGGCGTTCGAAGCCGTGTTCAAGCGGTGCTATGTCGGCCGCGCGATCCAAGCCGGTATGCGGGCGCGCGGGGATGACCCGGACGCGCAGGCCCTCGTAGCGTTCGCCCGGTTCGACGAAACCAAACAAAAAAGTAAATAGGAGGCGCGCGTGGCGCAGGAACGCACGATCCGCACAGTGCTCGAGTTGAATGTGTCGAAGTTCCAGGCGAACGCGACTCGTGCGGGCGCGGCCGCTAAAGGGTTAGCGCGTGAACTCGACGCCGCGTCCCGCGCCTCCCAGAACCTCGACAAGAACGCCTCGAAGGGCAGCAAGGCCGCTCAGGCCGCCCGTGACTTGGAACAGTCGTATTCGCGTGTCGGCACGACCATGCTCGGCGCAGGCACCGCTATGGCCGCGGGCCTCGGTGTGGCAGTGAAAGCCGCGATGGACTGGGAGTCGGCGTGGGCGGGCGTGAAGAAAACCGTCGACGGCACGCCGCAGGAAATGGCGCAGCTTGAAGGCGAACTTCGCGGTCTCGCTAAAACACTCCCAGCGACCCACGCGGAGATCGCCGGTGTCGCGGAGGCCGCGGGACAGCTTGGTGTCGCGCGCGGTGATGTCGCTGAGTTCACGAAAACCATGATCGATCTCGGCGAGTCCACGAACCTCACGGCAGAAGAGGCTGCGACGAACCTCGCCCGGTTCTCGAACATTATGGGCACGAACATTGATCAGGTGGACAACCTCGGTTCGACGCTCGTCGGGTTGGGCAACAACTTCGCGACGACTGAATCTGAGATTCTCGCGATGGGTATGCGCCTTGCTGGTGTCGGTAACCAGATGGGCATGACTGAGGGTGATGTGCTTGGTCTCGCCGCGGCCATGTCGTCGGTTGGCACGGAGGCTGAGGCGGGCGGCACCGCCATGTCAATGGTGCTGAAGAAGATGGACGCGGCTGTCCGTGAAGGCGGCGACAGCCTAATGGGGTTCGCTGAGGTCGCGGGCGTGTCCGCTGAGAAGTTCGCTTCGACGTGGCGTGAGTCCCCGGCGAAGGCACTCGAAATGTTCGTCGGTGGTCTGAACCGCGTACAGCAGTCCGGCGGTTCGGTCGCGCAGACACTCACCGAGCTGGGCATCAAGGGCATTCGTGAGCAAGACGTGATGTTGAAACTGGCGGGTGCTCATGATGAACTCGCGAAGGCTCTCGCTATGGGTAATGAGGAGTTCGTGAAGAACACGGCGCTTCTCGCGGAAGCTAATCAGCGTTACGAGACGGCGGAGTCGCGTATGCGTATCGCGTTCAACCGAATCGTGGACGCGGGGATCAGTCTGGGCGCTTCCCTACTGCCGGTGTTCGCGCAGGTGGCGGAGGGCGCGGCGTCCCTCGCGGACGCGTTCAATAGCCTTCCCGGGCCGGTGAAGTCGATTGTGGGGACGCTCGGCGCGGTGGGTTCCGTGGCACTCCTCGCGGGCGGCGGTCTCATGAAGTTGGTCCCGGCGGTGCGGGACTCGGTGGAGGCGTTCAAGACGTTCTCAACGTCGGCACCGAAAGCAACGAAAGCGTTCAAAGCGTTCGCGGGCGTGCTCGGTGCCGCGGGTATCGTCCACACACTCACATCCATTGGCGGGTCGATGCAGGACTTCTCTCTAACGGCTGAAGAAATGGCCGTTAACACGATGAAACTCGCGGACTCGACGAACGTGTTCAATGATGTTTTCGCGGGCATGGACATGGGGATTAAGTCCACGAAGGATTTCACGGCCGCGCTTGAGAACATGGCTAACCCGGGCATTCTTGACCGCATGTCTAACCTGAGCGCGGACCTTGGTGGTCTCGTCGGTTTGGACGTTCCTGGGTGGGATGACGGCGCGCAGCGCATGCGTGAGTTTGGCAGGTCGCTTAGTGAACTTGCCTCCACTGATTTCTCTGCGGCTCAAGCGTCATTCCGCAGCCTGTGGGAAGCGTCCGACAAGAGCGAGGAAACGTGGTCGAACCTGTTGAAGCTCATGCCGGACTTCCGCGGGAAGCTCGTCGCTATCGCAGAAGCAAACCACCTTAACACTAATGAATCAGAACTGTTGCGTATCGCCCTCGGGCAGCAGGCCGTCCAAGTAGACGCGACCGGCAAAGCCTTCGCCGCCGCTGAACCGGAAATGAGCGCAGCCGAACAGGCAACACAAGCGCTCACCGAAGCGAACGAAGAACTAATGAAGACACTGTCGGACATTGGTAACGCGTTCCTCGGCGTGCGCGGTGCGGCCCGCGAATACGAGGACCAGATGAAAGCCGCAGCCGAGGCAGCGAAGGAGAACGGCAAGCATTGGGAGGACGGCACTAAGGCCGCCAGGGAGAACGCGGAAGCCCTCGACTCCCTCGCCTCGTCAAGCCTCGAATACTTGGACGCGTTGGAGAAGAACGGTGAACTCACGTCGAGCCACATGCAGAAGGCCCGCACCGACATCATCAACGCAGCGGAAGCGTTCGGCGCGACGAAAGAACAGGCCGCGCAGTACGCGGACCAGCTCGGTCTCACTCCTGAAATGATCCAAACGAAAGTCGATCTCGAGGTGCAGCAGGCACAGCAGGGGATCGACAACTACGTTGCGAAGTTCGGGGAGGTGCCGCCGTCTGTGTTGACGCAGGCGGAGGTCGATAAGCGTGCGGCGGTCGATAGCTTGGACGTGTGGAACACACAACTCAACGCCGTGGACGGCAAGACCGCCACGTCGGTTATTGACGCTGATTCTTCGGGTGCGGAGGAGGCAGCAGCGAAGGCTGCGGAGACGATCAACATGTTGCCTGAGTACCGGTCGGTTCTGTTGGACGCGGACCCGTCTCAGCTTGACACGAAGGTGAAGGGTTCGGAGCTTCAACTGGCTTATCTCGCGTCGATCACTCCCACACCGAAACTGGACATGGAACCGGCTCAGTTCAACCGTGCGGTGAAGGCGGCGGAGGCTCGTATTAAAGAAATCGACCGCATGAAACCCACCCCGCAGTTGAAGGCAGAAAAATCGGCGCTCGAACGTGTCGTGAAATCCGCGAAAGGCGATCTGAACTCCGTCAAAGACAAGAACGTGAAGGTGACCGCGAAGACTCAAGGTAAGGGTGACGTGGACGCTTTGCGGAACAGTGTCGGCGGATTGCACTCGAAGGACATTTCCGTGCGTGTCCGCACGTTCGGCATGAACGCGTTGGCGGCAGCGAAACGCGCCGCAGGCCTCGCGCACGGCGGCTGGGTGTCGCCCGGGCTGTCGTCTGGCGGCTGGGTCCCTGGCGGATATCCGGGTCCGGGCGTGGACAACGTGCTGTGGCCGTTCGCGCCTGGCGCGGCACGCGGCCGTTATCTGGCTCAGCCTCTCGCGGGTGACGAGTACGTCGTGAACGGCGCGCAAGCGAGGAAGTTCGGTCCGGTGCTTGAGTTCATCAATAACGGCGCGTCTATGCGAGAGTTCGCGAACGCAGTGTCGGCTCGCGGCAACGTGACAGTGGAAAACAAGTTCTACGGGCTGAACCGTGAAGCGGCAAACATTGCGGCCGAACAAACGTTGGGGCGCGTGCTTAGCTCGGTTAGGGGGCTCGTGTGATTGATTCACTGACTGTCGGTGGCGTGGATATGCTTCGCGGGCCGTGGGATATGGAGCGGGTTACGGGGTGGTTTGACACGCCTGGCGTGCGACTCGAAACCGTGGACCGTTTGGGGCACGGTGCGCACACGTCTGACGGCCGGTGGGCGAACCGCCTCGTCCGTATCACTGGGCTGTTTCACCATGATGGTTGTGTGGATCAGCAGGCGGAGCGTGACCGGCTCGCGGGCCTGTTCCATGACGGGCAGGCGGTTGAGGTTCGCATGGTTCACGGCGGCCTCGATCTTGCTAACGATTTTCGGTTAGCGGATGAGTTGAAGGTTGAGCCGGACACTGACATGTTGTCGGATTTCGACATGCTGTTGGCAGCGGTTGACCCGTTTCTGTACGCGCCGGAGCAGGTGACGTTCCTTCACCCGCTCGGCACGGGCATCGGGTTGGAGTATCCGTTGTTTCATCGTGGTGGCGTGTTGACGTTCGGGACGGGCGTGGCAGCAGATGACCCGATCAGGAACGAAGGTAACGCGGAGGCGTGGCCGGTGTTCCTCGTCGTGGGTGACTTCCCTGGCGGTTTCGAGATCACTGTTAGCGGGCGAACGATCACGTGGCCGTGGCCCACGACAAAAGCGCGCCCGGTTGAGGTGCGTATGGACGGCGCGATTTTCGAGGCCGGGTCGAACATGACTCACCGTGCTTCTCGCCGGGACTGGGTGAGTATCCCGCCGGGTGGGGTTATTGCGCCGGAGTTTCGTGCGTTGCAGGGCGGCGAGGGTTGGTGCGAAGTGCACCACCGAGACACTTACATTTAGGAGCAGATTATGGGTTACCCGCTTGGTAAAGCGCCGGTGAAGATCGGCACTCGCCCCATGCCGGAAGAGCAAGATGTTTTCCAGGGGACTTCCGCTCAGGATATGCAGCGCGTCCTCTGGGGTCTTTACGTTGGTGACGCGCCGCTTATTGTTCGTGGCTGCGAGGTCAAAGGCACGTCGAGGATGGCATACGACGTCAAGCCTGGTGTCGTGTATATCCCGGTCGGTGACGCGCGGGGAATGCTCGTCCCCGTCGATGGTGGCACGGTTTCCACTGAACCGGCCCCATCGAGCGGTGCACGCGAAGAATGGGTGTACGTGGACCAGACCGGCGCGATCAAGGTCGCCGCCGGGTCCCTCCCCTCGGGCACGGTGGGGCTTGACCGCCGCCGCGTCCCCGCCGGTATCACCGCAACAACCTCGGCCCCCGGCATCGACAATCACGGCTTCGCAATGCTTCTCGGTGCTTCTATGGGGCGGCTCGGTCAGTGGACGGACACCCTCGGTTATCGCACGGTCGTTCCGTCGTGGAAGCAGACGGTGTTCGCGAAGACGTTCACGCTCGCCACTGACCGACTCCTTCGCTTCGACCTTAGGCAGTCGATGGCGCTCGAGAAGCCGTCGAACTATAAGGGTTCGTTCGTGTGGGAGATCATCGTGGACGGCGCGGTGTTCAAGTCGTTCGAGCTTGAAGTGGGCGAGATTGCGGAAACGAAGTTCGTTTCCGTCACGAGGTGGATGCTTCGCGGCGAGCACACGGTGAGCGTGGTGCGCCGCCAGCAGCGCGACCCGAACGTGAAAACCCTCCACTACATTGGCTCGTCCGCGAACTGGCCGGGTAACGGGTTTGAACTCTCTGATGTGGGACTCGCGCAGTGACCTGGCGGGCGTACCTCGGTAAGACCATGACGGGGCAGGTCGGGCCGCAGCTGGATGCGGTCGGCGGGTCCCTCGATGACGTTTTGAACGACGTAAAGAAAGCGACCGTGGTCGCGACTGAAGCGTCCCTCGACGGTGTCTCGCGCGAGTGGTGGTCGGTGTGGGCGGGTTGTGTTCTCGTGTCGTTCGAGGACTGGTATCAGCCTGAAACACTGATTGCGGCGTGTCCGATCACTTCCCCTGTGAAGCAAGATCGTAAGACGGGCACGGTGACGTTCGACTGTGCGGGCGTGGAAGCACTACTGGATAGGCGCGTGGTGCTTGACCGGGACTACCGGCCGGGGGACGAGGAGAAGCTTCGCCACTCGACTATCGCGTGGGATGGAGTGTCGCTGGGTTCGATTGTGGGGCGGGTCGTCGAGAAGGCTATCCGCAAACGCAACGGGTTTCTCCCCATCGTCATCAGTGCGGAGGAGAAGGCGAGACGTCAACGAACCTACGAGGGTTGGAACCTCGCGAATAACGGCGCGTGGAAACGAATCAAAGAGATCACCGAAGTTATTGGTGGTCCTGATGTGGCGTTTCGCGCCGAGTGGGCGAACGAGGAGAGGACACAGTTCCAGTGGCGGCTCGTGACGGGTACGGAGGCGCAACCGAGTATCGCGCAGAAGGTGACACCGGTGTGGGATGCAACAGCGGCGCGTTCGCCGGTTGCGGCGATCTCGGTGACGTCTTCGGCTGAGGCGCTCGCAAACCGGGTCTACTGTACGGGTGCGGGTGAGGGCGCGGGAACACTCGTGAAAATGGCCGAGGCCGGGACGATCCCCGAATGGTTCCCCCTCCTCGAAAACGTCATTACCGATAGCGACTCGGAGAACCAGGATCTTTTGAAACAGAAGGCTGAGGCGGGTGTAGCGACGCAGGCACTCGACCAGATTTCGCTGTCGATTTTCTCGGATGAGACCGCGCCCATTGGGTCGTGGCACGTGGGGGATCAGGTGGAGGTCGTGACGCGGGGCTGGCTTGAGGTGCCAGACGGTTCGCATCTGTTGAGGGTTATCGCCGCGAAGTACAACCTCGACTCGAACAAGGTGGATGTGGAACTACAACAAGATAGGTTGGGGGCTGAACTCGCGTGGTGAAGCGCACGAATCTAAAACCTAGCCCGGAGCGCGCACTGGCCGATTTGACGGCGAAGCTTGCCGCGAAGGCGCAGCAGGTCGATACGCGCCCGGCAGGGATCAAAGACCTGGGCGAAAACGGCGATGTCGTATGGAATACGACGAACCCGGATACGGGCGAAATTACTGGGCATAGTGTTCGCCGGTTCGCTGTCGAGCTGGACTCGACAGTGGAGCGCGCGGCGGCCCTCGAGGCGAAGCTCGCAGATTCCGAAAAAGACCTCACGGAGGCGAGAGAGGCCCTCGCGAACCTTCGTGAGAAAGAGCTTCCTGCACTGCGTGAGCAGCTCGCGAACGTTGGAGACGTGGACTTCAGCGAGTTCGACGCGAAGATAGCGGCGGCCGAGGCACAGATCGCGGCCACGGAACAGGCGTGGCGTGAAGCGGTCGAGGCTGAGCGCACTGACCGCGAGCAGGCGGACGGCACCCTCGGTGAGCGTATCGACGGCGTGTTCAGGAACATGACTGTCACCGATACGTCGTACATGTCGAACGCTGTCGTGGGGTCGCTCGCGGCGCGTATAGCTAAAGTGATTGAACTGGAAGCCTCGCGTATCACGGCCGGGAAGATCGGCGCGGCGCAAATCAACGTCGTGGAACTCGCAGGCGAGGTCGCGCGGTTCATCACCTTGGACGCTTCGCAGCTCCGCGTCACGGATGCCGCTGAGATCAACGAGGCCGTGATCCAAGCCCTCGCGGCCCGCACGGCAGACATCCAGCAGGCGTTCATCCAGAACCTCCGCACGAACGGCGCAGCGATTGATGAGGCTGTTATCGGTGACCTCGCCGCGAACATTATTACCTCCGGCCTTTTTCGCACGGCTAAGTCGGGGCAGCGTATCGAGATCGACTCGAATGGATTTACGTCCTACGGAGTGGACGATGAGGGTAATGAGACTGAGTTGGTGAAGATTGCCCGCGACGGCACCGCGACGATTGATACCGGCAAAGCGTCGATGGACGCGGACGGCGGTGTCACGGGCATGGAGGGTCGGTTCGAGAAACTGTGGGTTGCGGGCCTCGAACTCACGGACGTTATCGCGGACGGCCCGCGTGGCGTGGTCGCGTGGGGTAGACGCACCACGTCGACGAATCTCCGCAAGTCTGCGACTCGCGTTATTGAAACTTGGGCGACGCTACAGCCAGGGAGGCTCTACCGGATCACCGTGAGCCCGTTCCAAGTGAACACGAACTCGACACCATCAGCACCGCTCTGGGTGAGACTCGAATGGTTCGAGGCACCGTTCACGAGCTGGGACGCGCTCTATAAGCTCAATAATTTTCCGTTCACATCCACACAGTGGGAGCACTTCGTGCCGGGGTTGCATGCGGTGTTTGCGACTGGGGCTAGCGGCATGAACTTGAGCGAATCGCGCGATTTCGGGTTTCTCGTGCGTACAGAATCGCCTTCGGCATTTCATAAGGTTATTGCTGACGCGAACAATCGTGTCGATATCGTGATTGAGGATATCGGCCCCGACATCGAGTCCTCCGAGATTGCGTGGATGGACCCGGAAGAGAAGACCTCAGCACCGAAACCACCGCCACCGCCGCCACCAGCGCCGGTGCGAACGAAACGGCACGCCTCTAGGCGCGCAACAGCGTGCGCGACGTACTATCGCGGCGGCAGCAGGCAGTCCGGCAAGAGCGACGCTACTCAGGGCTACTACTCAGGCGTCGGCAACCGTGAAGGCATTTGGCTGTTCGGGAACATGCCCGGCGAGTTGTCCGGGTCGAAGGTCGAGCGGGTGCGGCTCGGCTTTTGGGTAGCCCACACCTACAACTCGACGGGCGGCGTCGCGCATTTTCATTTGCATGGCCGGTCGAGTTTCGGCAATACGGCGGGACTCTCGCGGTACGTGGGGTCGAAGAACGTGAAACGAAACTCTTGGGTGACGTTCGATATCACCGACCCGTCGATCTGCGCAGGGTTCGCGAACGGCACCTACAAGGGATTCGGCATCAGCACGAACAGCACTGGCCGGAACGAATATATCCGCGGCAACCCCGACGCAACCCTCGAAATTGATTACTGGAAGTGAGGAACATAAATGTCGCTTATTACGAGTGAAGTCATGCTCGGTAACGAAACGCTACGCCGGAGGGTGTGCGGTGCTATCCGCAAGACCGCTATCGGTAAGGAGGGCGAGTTCGCGCGGCTCGGATTCACCGACCCCGAAACCATCGTCCAGCCGTTCATGCTTGAACTCGCGGCGAACAATGATGCGAAGTCGAAGGCGTGCGCTGAGTGCGGCGGCGGGTCGAACATCCCTGACGACACTATCGAATGGGTGGTCGGCTCGTCGTGGTCGAAGATCGAAACCGCGCGCGAACAAACCGCATAACCACCAAGCAAACCCAGGCCCCCACGTGGGGCTTTTTTCATGCCCAAAAAGGAGGCAACCGTGAACACAGAAGAACTCCCTGACATTCCCGAAGGCGTTGAAGTGTCGGACTCGGCGGGTTCGGAAACCCCCGACGTCGAGGCTCCTGAACCTGTCGACTATTCGGATGTGGAGGTAGAAGCATGAGCGCCCGGAAAGTACTCGCTATCGCCGCCGGTGAGATCGGCTACTCGCGTTGGAGTGACCCTAAGCGTGGAACGAAGTATGCCCGTGAGACGCCTGT